TCGTGATATTGTATTCTCTTTGTTTAGAAACATTAGCTGTCTTAAACCTTGAACCAACACCATATAAACTTTCAGAGGAATTATTTATTGTCAATTCAATGTTCTGAATTGCTGCAATAACTGTCCCATCTGGCATTTCAATATTTCCATGAGCGAACGTAAACACTGGCTCGATGTCTGGATTATTTGCTACCTTTGTAGTACTTAAAGTTTCATATCTATAAGAACAATCTAAGCTAAACTTAACTGCTTCATCAACTGCCGCTGTAATACTTGCTGTTTCACATTTACATCCTACGATTGTAGTTGCAAAATCTGTAGTACCTAATTCAAAGCTTGACTTTACAGAAAAACTTGGCACTAAATCTGCTTCAGTATAAGTATGTGTATAAGCTCCAGTAGTTCCACCGTCTGTGTTTGCTCCTAAAACTCCTAATAACCAGTACGCATTTGATAAGCTTCCATCAACTGTGATTTTCCCATCAAATTGTTTGTTAACTGTTGCTGTTGCATTTCTTGCTCCAACACCATAAACTCTTTCTGCATTATTAGATCTATTAACGCTAGCACTTACTCCATGTCCAAATGGCATATAAGTCTGATCACTTGCAGTATGACTAGCTGCTGCATTTGCCCACTCTGCTTGGTTTTCAAATGCAAATAAGATAACTGATTCAGCTCCTGATATGTAATTTTGTGCGATTTTTTTTACCTCCCGTTTTGATTTAATTTAAGTTTTGCTTTCTCTAATGCTTCTCGTTTCTTCTTAATCATTTCTTCCTTGTCTGTAAATATTTTAATTTCTACTTTTGGTGGTAGTTTTTTCTTATTATAGACTTTTTTTAAAACTACTTTTTCGTCAGATTTCTCTTTTGACATTTTAGATTCCATCGAAATTGAATAATACCTCCGCGTCTTGATTTCTTTGAAGTATTTTATTTTGTCCAAACTCTGTAATTAATAAAGGGCCTACATTAGTTGGAGTAATAAATGCAGAATAAAATAATAATTTCTTGTTATCCATTATCCAAGTTTTAACACCACTAATTAAATTCTCAACATCTGTTTGGTCCTTATCATAACAAACTACAGAAACCGTATAAGCCGATTGAGTAATCTCGGCGCCTATTCCAAATTCATTAGAAACAGATCCAATTATGTCTACTGCCACTCTTGGGAATTGATTTAATTTTAAATGAGGTTGTGGAAAGTCAGGATAAATTCTATCTGTACTTCCTTGATCGTAATCTATGACATAATTGCCTGTTTGAGCTGCTATGAATGTAATGACTCCTGTTGAATAAACTACAGTGTACTCCTCCCCAAATGTCAAATCTGTGCCCCCTACTGCCACGTTACGGACGTTTTTAGCCAAAGTTGGGTTAACTGCCAAGGTATGAGTAGAATCAGTTGAAAATGTGCCTGTATCTTGAGAAGTTGTCACACCCCTATCTGAGATAGAAATAATGTCGGCGTTTCTTAGCCCGACTACAAGCTCTTGCTTTATATTCATTAATGTTACCATAGTCTCTTGACTCTGTTTGAAATTCTCATTAACTTATAAAACCAACGTCTAATCTACGTCAGTTAAATAAACTAATAATCTGTAAGTTGCTCCAGCTCTAATCATAGTTCCAGTTGATTCACTTGCCTCATTATGAGTTGTATCAGCTATTACTACAACAGAAGAACTTGTCTTTGATGTTACTGTATAAGTTCCATCATAGTTTGTAGTTCCCGCAATAGTTACAGAATCTCCTGCTACTAAATTATGAGCTGTTGCTGTTAAAGTAATTTCAGTTGCATCTCCATCAATAGTTGTTATATTGATTGTAGAACCAGAAATTACTGCTTTCATTTTACCTGTTACAAATATTTTTTCTGCAACATCAGTAAATGCACTTGCATCTGCTACCTTATTTGCTAAAGTTCTTGGGAACCAAGTCAAATCTGCTACTCCTAAATTTGTTACAGTTAATATTGGTTGTGCAACTGATGCAACTTCTGTGATTACTAAATCTGCAATAGCGTCGCCATCACTGTAATCAAAGCAAATCTTTTGGATTACACCAATCTCACTAGAACCTGTTAGAGTTAAATCTCCACTTGAATCTGCGGTGCCTGTTAATTCAATTATATTCATTTTTTACCTCCGTTTTATTTAATTGAGTTTTACTTTTAAAACCATCTAATCATAATCCTCATATATCTCTATTTTTAAACTATGATCGTTAGGAAATGTGATTATTTTACCATCTGATAAAGTTGCTTGAAATTCTCCAAAGAAATCTCCAACATTAACTGTATCCGAAGTCCCATTCCATCTCCACTCACATTGGCCTGCACTTGCATCAGTAATTGTAGCTACTCCGTTCATTACTGGAGCAAAGTTAGAATCTCCTAAGTTAAATTGTACAGAACCACTTGTTAAATCTACTGCTGTCCCGTCTGAATATTGTAGAGTAACTGCTAAGTAAGGTTTTGTATCACTTTTTTTTATTTTGAATGTTTGTACCATTTTACGCCTCCTTTATAATTAATGAATCTTGATTTAAATTCTTTAAGGTTATTCTCCCATCATCTTTTAATATATATCTGATTGAATTAATATTAAAATCCTCAGTCCCACTTCCATTACTATAAAGATATTCAATTTCTGCTTGAGTTAAAATTGAGTCATAAATTCTAAAATCATCTATTTTTCCATTCCAACCAGAAGAACCTATTGTCCCTTTTACACCCATCCCAATTAATAATCTTGTTAATCCACTCAAAGATGTAAATGTTCCTGATGTCCAAGTCGGGGTATCTAAAACTCCATTAACATATAATCTTGCTACTTCTCCCGGATCCCCAACGACTACAATATGCTGCCAATTAGTAGTTTGTATATTTTCAGAACTTTCAAGAACACTCGCCCCCATTGATACCTTAATAACATTATTTCCACCGCCACCAAAACCCGAAGCATCATATCTAACTGCTAATCCATCATCTCCTCCTATTGGGTCCCTAGTTGCAAATATCCCTCTATCTGTACTTATCTCATTTGACTTAATCCAAAAAGAAACTGAAACTGCAGTCATCCCATTAAGATAATCTTCTGCATCAGCATCTTCAACAGTCTCTCCAGTCCCATCAAATTCAAAAGCATTTCTTATCTTTCCTATTGTGGTTAAATTAGAAGTATTAGTTGTAGAAATTGCAGTCCTTGAATTTACACTATCTGCTACATTAGTTCCAGAAGTTTCATTTAATTGATAGTGAGTTACAGGAGTATTTCCAGTTGTTTTTCCTAAATCAGATTTAATCGTAAAATTAGAACCAGTTAATTTCAAAACATAATCTTTTTGAGTACTTAATGTATATCTCATTTTAGAATCCTCGGCAGATCCTTTTCGATTGTTTCCCTAATAAATGGAAAAGGTCTTGGCCCATATTTAGTTATATGTTTAGCAATATTCTCTGCGATCTTTCTTTTTGCTGCAGCCTTTTTCTTGCCTTTAACTTTTACTTTAGGCATAATTTTTCTTTCAACCCATCCAAGTATCTCCTCAGCCGTTGTTGGATTTGGTGTTCCATATTCTAAATATTCTGCATAATCTGGCATTGAAATAATAATCTCATCTTCCTCTATCTTCCAACCTTTAAGTATCGCACTTTGTAAATGGCCTGTATCTTTCCCATGCTCCTTAGTTAATCTATTTGCTAAAGCATTTGTAAATTCAATAGCAATTCGGTATTGCCTTGCTTCGTAAGTCTCAACCATTATAAACTCCTTAAATTGTTATGAAATGTAGAATGTGTCCCATTGTCTAATAACTGCAAATTTTCTATCCTATTGTCTGTCTTTATTAAATTTAAATGATGGATTACACAACCTCTTGGAATCCTATAAAAATTATTAGCTTTGCACCAAATTAAATGATGCTCTTTAATCCATCTTTTTTTCTTTTTAATTAATTTATATCCTTTATCAGTTAATCTTGTTGAATTTTCTGGAAGTGAATGTGCCTCACTTATTTTTTGTCTAATTTCTTTTGAAAATTTTTTACCTTTATTCCAAGCTTTTCTTCCTTTTAATGAATTACTTAACTTTATTTTAGTCTCATCAGACATCCCTTTTCCCTTATTCCAAGCAGTTTGTCCTTTTTTAAATGTCATATTATTTTAAAAGAAATATAATTTATAAAACCATTTATTAAGATATTAAGAACAAGTTGCATACACTGTAGATATACACAGCAGTCGAACTACTCGTAAAGACTCCCGGAACATCATATTTTTCTTTAACCCTAAAAACCTCCGAATTTATTGTGATCGTATCATTAACCTTCACAGCATCTGCAACCTTACATAATGCAACAACATTTCCTTGTTCGCTAAATCCCATTTCTTGATAATTAAATGTTTGGCCTGTTTTCATAACATAACATTTGATATTTTTTGGAGTTCCTGCTGTTAAAGTTTCCTCTCCAGTAATATTTGAGGTTGTTTGAGTATAAGGTGTAAGAGATAAAGTTCTTCCAGCATACTCATCAAGAATCTGATTAAAATCCTCTACACTTAGAATTATATTTGTTGCCATTAACCAAACAAAGAATAGGGCCTATAAGAAGGCTGTATTCTTAAACCTCCGCCAATTTGTCCCTCAGTTCTAGAACCGTAAATTATTCCTCGAGCTTCCCCTTGAAATCCACTAACTGCCTCCCTAATATTTGTATATGGTTCTCCCTTAGACGCAGTCACTCCGCCCGGTAAACTAACATTAGTAAAGTCATCATAAGTTCCTGCAATTTGTGCAGTTAAAGTTCTCATTGCTGCTAAAATAACACACAACCTTTTGATTATTAAAGGAAGTGGATAAACTCCATAAACATATTTCATATTAACTAATTGTGGTTCATTATCAGCAAAATAAGAGACTTCAACATCTCCGGTCCCTAAAAGTAATCTTCCAGAATCTCCATATTGATAAACATAAGAAGGCGTAACAGAAGTGCTATCGATTGTTAAAGCATTCAAACTAATTAATGGTTGTAAATTAGTAAATTGAGTATCTATTCCAGATCCATCTACAGTCTCATCTTGATAACCTAATTTTGTAATCCTAAAAACAGAAGTATTATCTATTGCCGCACTAAAAGCCGGTGAGACAGTCAAATCATTATCAGTGTTAGTTGTGATCTCTCTATATTCTCCAACATTAGTCCCATCATAAACCCAAACAACATAACCAATAAATTCATCAGCAGTATAAGGTGTTCCAGCGACGGTAATTGTTGTTGCATCTCCAGAAGCTGCAGTTGCACTTGTCTCTACATTTCCAAATTTAGTTTTATAAATATTTTCAATTTCTTCCTCAGATTCAGAAATAAACACAGTAATATCTGCATCACTTATTGGTGCTCCTGTTGCTGGGAAATCTATTGCTGACTTTACTTCTGCAGCCGTGCAATAATGCGATATTCCAGATGCCATTATTTTTTACTCCTTTTTTTCTTTTTAGGTTTCTCTTCAATTACTTCAGCTTTCTCTTCTACTTTGTTTCTAATTTTCTTTAGAGCCTTTTGACCTTTTTCATTAGTTACAATTTCATATTCTGGATCTATCGCTGGTTCTTTTACTTCTCCACCCATTGTTTTTGTTGTTAGTGCCATTTTACCTCCTTGTGTTTCCTCGTGAATATTAAAAAATAAAAATAAAAATTAAACTAATTCCTTGCCATCAGCTCGATGTGCATCATTTACTCTTCCGATCGGCATTAAAGTTGATAGGAAATGCTCGCCCTTATCTTCTAATTTTTGTCTAAAATCAGATAGAGTCGCATTATTTATGTCCTCATCAATCGACGTTATGCCTCTAAAAAATTTCCTAAAGTATTTTATATACTTAGCAAATCTTCCGTGAAGTGCACCCGATGTTCCGGATTCATGTTTCGCTTTATCAGCATTCAAATTTCTAGCGAATCCCTTAAAGTCAGATATAAACTCATCATATCCTTCTTCATTTAAAGCAAAATTAAATAATTTAATTTCACGAACTCGGACCTTAGATTTTCCGCCAGCATATTCTCGGCCATCAAAGTGTTTCTGGATTAATTTTAATCCCTCTGAATATCCCTCACCGACTGCTATGATGTGCATCTTAACTCCCGTATACTACATATACTCTCTTAGCATCAGTGTTTCCTGAACCGCCTGTAGTAATAGTTAATGTCCCTGTTGAAACTGCTGTTGTAGGAGCTTCAGTTGTAACTATACTATTCTCAGTATCATGTGAAAATCCTAGGATTCCTAAAAAAGTTGTGATCCCATATGTAGCTAATACTATTGGAATTGTGTCTCCAGTATCAGCTGTTGTTGGAGTCTCAACTATTAACATCTTCCTGCCTTGAGCTGGAACTGTATCAGTAATTGTACTTGTTGTTATTGCTGCCATTTTTTACCTCCTGTTTTGATTTAATTTTAGTATTATTTACCAAAAATTGTATAGACTCTTTTTTCGTCATCATCAGAACTTCCTCCAATAGTGATAGTTAATACCCCACTTGTAACTTCAGTAGTTGGAGCTTCAGTTGTAACTACACTATTTTCTGTAGTGTGTTCATTACCAAAGATACCTAAAAACGTTGTTATTCCGTAGTCAGCTAATGTGATATCAATAGTATCATCTGTATCAGCTGTTGCTGGTGTTTCAACTATGATCATCTTTCTCCCACTTGCTGGAGTTGCGTCAGTTATTATACTTGTTGTTATTTCTCCCATTTTTTACCTCCTATTTTGATTTAATTAGAGTTTATTTGAAGATTATTAATCCAGATGCTGCAGTTGCTGTTGCACTTGATAGAGTGATTACATTAGTAGTAATTCCACTTACAACGTTTGCTACTCCATCTGCATCAGTAGTAACCATTGCAAACAAAACTTCACTTGCGTTCATAACTGTCCAAGTGTCATTTTGTGTGCCATATCCACCACTATCTACAAAACCGATTTTAACACCAGAGTTTGTAGCTCCGCCTAATTCGGCTACTCTATCTGCTGTAACATTTACATTTGTTGTCATTTTTTTTATCTCCTATGATTTATTTGAATATAATAATCCCTGATCCTGCACCTGTTGCTGATGAGCCAAGAGTTAAGATATTACCAGACGAGATTATTACCTCTTCTGCCGTACCATCTGAATCATCTTTTATATAGGCTGCTAAAATTGTCTTAGCATTTTTTACAGTCCAAGTATCATCTGCTGATGCCTTAGCTCCTGAATCTACAAATCCTAATTTTAATCCAGAGTTTGTAGCTCCACCTAATTCCGCGATCCTTCCCGCTGTAACATTTGTGTTTACTGTCATTTTTTATCTCCTTTTAATTTAATTGGTTCGTATCGTGAACCACTCGCCATATAACCCGACTATATGATATCGAATAAATTAGGTTTATTATGCCGATATTTCCGTAATACTTGAGCAAAACGCTGTGTTTTTAATGATTAAAGCTTCATAAACTTTTAACATAAACTTCTCTGAATCGTTAGTTTTAGCTAACTCTTCATATGTTAAATCTTGTAAAACTCTCATTTCAACAACACTCATATCCAAAAAGTATATTGCCTTTTCAGCTGTTGTGTTTGATAAGTACATACTAGGTATAACTGGTATTTGTCCAACCATTGTGTTTAACACAATAGTAGAGAATCCCCAGAATACTTCTTGAGTAGGTTGCATATAACCAATTTTCGCTGTTAATAATCCTAACAAGTCTGTAAAGACTGCTGAACTACATACTGCTAAATTTGGTCTACCACCGTCATCAAAAGCGTACTGAATTGCTGTATCGATATCATCTAGAGACAAAGCACTTGTGTTTTTATCCACAGTGTTAGTTGCGCCCATTAATTTCACGATTCCAGAGAACTCAGTTGCTGTTGTTGAAGCATCACCGTTTACAATTAAAGATTCTTCTTTTTCTCGAACTTCTCGAGTCTTAACTAGAACTTCTAATTGTTTAGCATTAGTACCAACTGCATCGTTGAAAGGACCTGTTGCCCCTCCTGCTGAAGTTAATCCTGCTAAAATCCAAGATGGCATTGCTGCAATCGCTGGACCAGTAACTCTTCCTACGGCGTATATGAACTTAATCTGTGTAGATTGCCTATCATATGTTGTATTGGTTTCAGATAAAGGAGCATCTTCTGCTGCTGTAACTGCACCGCCTTTTACTGTAAGTTGATTGTAATCCGCAAACATACCTTGGTTTGTAACTCTTGGTACTAATTCCACTAAAGGAGTGTACTTTCTAGTCACATCTGTTATTCTTGGATCCACGAAAATTGGTACCATAGCATATCCTGCTGTTCCTGCACCACCAGCTGTAGTTGATAATGCTTTCATAGCAATATCTCCAAGCTTTGTTTTCATAGCTTCCAAAGTAGTTGAACCACTGTATTCCACACCTTTCATTTGCACACCCATTGGGTTGCTATAAATTGTATGGTTAGGCGTATCCAAAAAACTTACTGCGTAGTTTCCTGTCATTTTTTTTTACCTCCATTCTTATTTAGTTAAGTTTAAAGTTGTCTCTTGTTTTTTAGGAGTTTTGCTCTCCTGTTATTCAAATTTTACAAATAACAAATATTGAACTATTATCTTACTAAATCCAGCATGTCTACAGATTTCTCTTCGACAAGTGGTTTATCAGATAATGTACTTTTGAAAACCGGACTTTCCTTAATTGTTTTCAATTCTTTGGCTTGAGCTTCAACCTTTGCTTTTAAATCTGCTACAACTTTATCCAAAGCTTTCTCTTCTACAACTTCATCTGATTCCTCAGCTTTAGCCGGTTCCTCTGGAGTTGCTTCTTCTTCAGATTTCTCTTCAACTTTTTCAGCTTCTGCTTCAACTTCTTCTGCAGGTTCATCTTCAGATTTCTCTTCAACTACTTCTTCAGTTTTTGCTTCTTCAGTTGCTTCTGGTTTAGCTTCTTCCGTTACATTTTCTTCTGCCATGTTTTTTTCCTCCATTAATTTAGTTATAAGTGATTTAGTTACTAATACCTTTTCTTGTTTTGTATCTTCTATTGCCTTTAACATTACTGCCTTCATCGAGTGGCCAGTCATTACTGCACCAGTATTTACTGGGGTTCCTGTTAACGCAACATTAAGTAATTCTAAATCCTCAATCAGCCTCACTGTAGTATCCCCAATAGATTTTTCTACGGTTCTTAAAGGCTTGAATGCGATTGAGAATGCGTTTAAAAAACCATCCTTGATACTTCCCCATAATGCTTTATATTTTGGCGAGTTTGAATTAAGTTTACATTTTACCCATAATCCACGATCGTCAACATGCGCCTCCACGATTTTCCCAACTGGTAAAATTGTATTGTCGTCCCTGAAAGACTCATGCTCATAATCTAGAACAATAGTTTTTTCTGTAATTTGTCTGAGCATGCTTTTCATAGCAGTTGGCGTCACTAAGTCATTATACAGATCAATCTCTGGAACAGAAATATAACCTGTAACATAACTTTGCTTATCACCCTTTAATCCCACTGAAGAATAAGTAATCTTGTCAGTAATAAAAATATAATCTTTTTGAGTTTCTAGCTCTTGTTTGAGCATCTGTAATGTTCCCATCAATTAGGTTGTTGGAAATTACTTTTAAAACCATCTATTTAGAATTAGGTTTCTTAACTTCTTTAGGCTTTAACAATAATCTTAATTCATTAATTCCACCAACCGTTACTAGTAGGTTTTGTTGCGTTTGATTCTTGATCTTGTCAAGTTTAATTAAATCATTACGCAGCTTTTTTTCGTTTTCCTCTAATAACTTTATTCGGTCTTTAATTGGATTGGTAGGTTTCGGTTCTATTGTTTTTTCTTTTTCAGCCATAGAATTATATATTTTTAATCTTTATAAATGTTCGTACATTATTCCTTTCTTGGTGGTTCGGTGACTAATGGTGACTTATCATCTTTAGGTTTTTCATAATTGTCTGACCTATAAGTAATATATAATCTCAAATAATGATTACAACCTTTCTTCTCACAACGAGTATATTTATTATGAATAACTACTCCTTTATGTCTCCAGTAATTACAATAAGGAATAAATTTACCTACCCCATCTTCTAATGGCTTCATTAAGAATAGTCTATCTTCAAGCTTATGCTTTTTCAATGCTCAGCTCTCCACTTCTTCTCTCTTTCAAGCTGTTTCTGTTCTCTTAATATTACTTGTTCTTGTCTAGTTCTAAGCTTCTTCATAATATCCTCAACTTCTTCTTTATTAAATTTTGTCATTTATTAATGTTAAACCCTCCTCTTTTGAAATTATTATGTTTCTATCTTTTCTGTCTTCAAATAATCCAGTTTTTGCATTAAATATATATAATGGATTCTTTCTATATTTTGGATAACTACCTTTAAGTCTTTGTTTAATTTCACCAATCATACTGTCTGTATAATATCTTATTTTAACATCTTCATTCTGTTGAATAGGTACTGTGTGAAGTAGGTTACCCATCATATCTCTAAACTCTCCTTTGTAAACATAATATAATTCCATCAGTTCTGTATCAATATTCAAAAACTGAACTGCACTTGTCTTTCCAACTGCACATAAAATTTTATATCTATCAATAACAGTTTGTCTTGTAACTGCTTCATATTCACAAGTCTCTGGGTCTGTATCTTGTGCTGTAATCTTTTCACAAGTTATTTCATCATTAACTTCTATATCTTTCTGAAAGTTTCCATGATTTTCTACATCTAATCTTCCACAAGTAACTTTATCATCACACGTTAAATCATCACAGTAAATATCATCCCATCTTGTAGTAGGAGTTCCTAAATCCTGCCCCTCATTTGAACTTGGGATTAAACTTTGATTAATTGAGGTTGTTGTTAAATTACTTAATGCAGTATTTGCTCCTGTTGCTGGGTGTGTAACTACTTGCCAAGAAGAAGTACCATCTCCATCTGCTCTAAGATATTTTGTAATAGTTTCACCAGTAGATAATACTGCAGTTCCCTCTACATCTCCACCTGCTGCCTCTTTAAAGATTGCATTTCCTGTTGAAGTATCTTTAGTTAAAACGTATTCATTAGTTGCTCCTGCGACTGCTGTTAAAGCATTTATAGCTAATTGTTCAGTTGATTGTCCTGTTCCTCCATCATTAACTCCTAAATCTGTTGTCAAATTAAGAGTTCCAATATTTGCAGTAGTATCTACATCAAGTTCCTCAGTATAAACATTATCAGAATGAACAGCATCAATATGTCCAGTTTGAGCATCTATGTCATCCACATCATTAATATCATTAGTACCCATCTCTAAATCATTAGTCATTGCCCGAGTACCATCAACTAAGAAATAATCAGACTCTGTGTATTCTATTGGAACTCCAGTACTATCAAATCCTGCAAGAGTATCTACTGTCCCCTCGTGTGCTGATAAAGTCCAATCTAAGTTTGTTAAAGAAGCGTGGTTTGAAGAACCTCCGCCTCCTCCTGAAAATGTTTCATTAACCCATTCAGTACCGTTATATCTTTGTGCTATTATTGTCATTTTTCTTTTTTAGCTTTCTATTGCATCCTAAATGTACACAAAACCTATGTAACTTTTCATCCCCTCTACCCGGAAAGGATTTGCATGTGTTTGGATAATGTTCCTCATTATGTCTATCGCATGTCCCGTTATCTAATAGGTGTTTGCATTTACCTATTATTAGGTATTGTTTGCCCTCAAACTCATACTTCTCAGTAAATTTTCCGTGGGCTTTTGTCAGCTGTTCATCTGTTGCGTTTAGACTTCCTCTACGAATTATCTTACAACATATTGAATTACATTTCTTAATATTACAAAGCATCAGTGTGTTCGTACCAGTCTACTCCAAATGAAACATCTACATCATCAAAAGTTTCTACTGCTACAATATATTTAGTATTAGCTGCCAAAACGAACTCATTTAAATTTCTACTTGTACCTAATTGTCCCTCTTTACCTGAAGCTCCTGCTTTTAATTGAAATATAGTTACTCCGTCACTTGAACCTCCAGTTGGTGTTCTTGTTACAATAGTTCCTGCGACATTCGGTGTGCCCGTTCTTCTTCTATTTATCTCTGACAATGCAGTTCCGTCTGTTCTATCTGAACCCTCAGTAATTGTAACCATCATTTCTCCACTACAATGAATATCAAATACTGTATGAGAATATTTTGTACCAGCTGGTGTTGTAATTTGCCATTGAATTATAGTATCGTTCACTCCCTGAACATCTGTAACAACATAAGAACTACCATTATGAATTTCGTGATGTGAATAATCAACTGTATTTAATGCACTTGTTGAATCATCAAACTTTGCGGTTTGTCCATCTGCATCAACTAACTGGTGTTTATTTGTATGCACCCCCGCTGATTCACTTGTTGCTATAGTTTTCTCTACTTCTGCTGAGTCTAAAATTGTTATATTATCTGCCATTATTTTTTACCTCCCATGATTTAGTTAAAATGCTGTCAAGCTATATTGACTATTAAACGATTTACTAAAATTATAATGTCTAACACCTGGTGTTGGTGGCGGGCTTGAATCTTTAATGAATATTATTGTGTCTGTAACTAATAATTTAGGATTAGCTGCAAAAAAGGCATCTCTTTCTTCAACATCATCAAATATATATTCTATTTCCCAATTATTTTCTGATAAATCTAAATTTCCTGTAAAAGGATTAAACTTATATGTCATTATGTTTTTGTAATGGTTTCAATACAATTACTTGAATTGTAGGTAATTGTTAAAGTTGCTACGGTTGTACCACCACTACCTCCTGTTTTGTAAGTTACTAAAGTAATGTTCCCATCAGTATAATCTACATCAACATAATCATATTCAATTCCACCTAGAAATCCACCTAAACCTAAAGTTCGTACAGCAGTTAATCCAGCATCAGTCTCTACAAATTTATCTTGTTCTCTTTGTTGCCTATTGTCTTGCATTGCCATTTAACTCCTCTTTTTCTTTTTCATCAGCTTCAACTAATTCTTCATACAATAAATCTGCCTCATCTTTCATTGGTTCAAATACTTCTACTTCTTCTTCATAATCATCAATCTCTAAAACTTTTATAATGTTAGGCCTATTATTAAAATATCTTTCAATGAACATCATGTTCTCTGTTTGTTCTGCATATTTATCAACGGTACAATGAATCTTAAAAATTCCATCATCAGCAAATAACTCCCAAGAAGCATCAGTCTCTAAAACAAATATCCTATTTTTACTCATATACTTCTGATTAAATGTTGGCCAGTCTAGTGTTATCATTTTTGTACCTCCAATCTAATTACTGTTCTACAGTTTACATGAAAAGGAGGAGCTTGACTTTTATAAGTTTTGTTTGCAACCTTAACCACAAATTCTTGATCCAATGGAATAGCTAAATCTGGAGCCCCATATTTCCTATGTTCTGCCATACAGATGTCACTCGTTCTAGAATCTAGAACGACATCCAACCATTTTTTTAATTTAACTCCTGCGTTCTCTGCTTGATGTGCTCCATCAAGTGTCCCTTTATTGTTGGCCCTTAATGTTTCAGTTCTTAATATTGTTTTTAATCTTGTTTGATATTTCTTATCTTTAAACAATTTCTTAACACGTTTCACTAAGTCAGTTCTTGAATCATCATTTAAAATCCCTCTTTGGATTTCTTGCCTTAAATCTTCCCCAATTTGGTCCCCTGCTTGTTCAATATTATCAGTAACATATTCTTGTAAGAACCTTAAATTCTTTGAATTAGGTACAATATTAATCGGTAAATCAAATTTATCATCTACCTCTTGAATCGCTTGATTATATTGAGTAAAAATAGTTTGATCTATTGTGTCTCCAAATACAGTTAATCTTAGAATTACTTTAAACCTTCTAATCAATTCATTGATTAGGCCCTTCTCCTCAAATTTTGAGTTCGTTTTCATCTATGGCCTCCAAAGTATCAACGATGTCTTTTCCAATATTATCAATATAAGAATTAAGTTGTGACAATGGACTAGCCTTTTCTTCTACTTTATCCTTTTTTTTAGGATTATCATTTTCTTCCTTTTTACCGGGATTCCCGGTGTTTTCATCTCCAAATTTCTCAGCATTCTCCATCTCTTTCTCCATAGCTTCTTCTTTAGATTTTTTAAGTTCCTCAATATTTATCCCTCTCTCTTCTGCGATCATCTCTCCAGTTTTAATTCCTAAATTAACTTCCATTTGTAACTTAGTTAAGTCTTTCATATCTTCATCAACGTCATAAATATCAAATTCAAACTGTAAAGGAACATCTCCAAAATCTGCAAATTCTTCTTTAGTTGAAAAGAACTCAGGCATAATTTGTGAATTTAAATGATATTGAATTACGTTTAATAATGGTTTTATTGCTTTTCTTTTGAAAGTTTTAATTTGTTCTTCTCCTACTGCTCGATTAGAACTTTCAGTAAAACCCATCTCATCTGCATTAACTCCAAAAGCCATCCACAATACTTTTGTAAACCATTCTTGCTGTGCTATAATCTCCATATCTTTTGAGCTTAATTGAAATGGTGTGAATTTAACTTCTGAACTTGTAATTGGAATCTTAAAAAACTTCTTTCTTTTATTTCCAAAACTATCTACAAATTTAAACTGATTTTCATAATTTTCTCTGAACTGAGTGATTTGTGCTTTTTGGGCCCCTAACAAACTAATCACTCCATCTGCCATATTATTGTTTGTATAATAATCTAAATTAAATTCTATCCCATAAACTAAATTTAAAATAGTCTTCATTAAAACGCTTACTGGAGAACGGCCATATATTGAATCTGATCTTGGGTTCTGCATCATGTAAACAATCTCTCTCTTTCCAAATGGTACAGGCATACTTCCTGCAGTCCAACCATATTGAAAATAAGCTGCATCATCCTTGTAAAGTAATGAATAATGCTTCATAAGTTGTTGCTGGTTTGGATTTGGCGTTCCACCAATATCAACTGCAACCCCAGTAAATCCATCAGGCAACGGTGAAACAATATCTCTCCTGTTTCCAATATAACCATAAATATCTGGATTCTTTAAAAATAAACTTCCATCCCTTGCAAACATTTGTTTGAACTCTCCATCAACATTAAACACCTTAACTAATACTCCTGCATCAACTTCACATATGTCTGTAATTAATTGCCTTAGTAAATGATTAAAACTTTCCTCATTTCCGTTTGGGTTCATAAAGAATTTTGTGATCTCTTTTATTTTATCTTCGTAATCTTTTCCCTCGTCTTGGAATCCCTCTTTTATTTTTATTTCCCAGCCAATAGAAGTAGCCTCATCTGCTAAAGTTTTAATCACAGAAAAAACATAAGGGTTAGCAGACAACTGCTTCATCATTGGAGTATTATCTCGTCTGGGCATCCCATAAGGAGGTTTATATAAAAAATTAGGAATGTAAGCTTTAAAAATATCATTACCCTTAGAATCCATTACTGCCGATTCAGTAGAACCACCAGATTCTATCGAACCCCTATTTCTTAAAAAATCTAACATTCCCATTGTACAATATAAAAAAGAAAAGAAAAATACTTATAAAACCATCTATTTAGTTGCCTCTTTAATATCTATTAACTCTTTTCTCATCTTAATAAGTTGAGTTTCTATATATTCTTTTTGAGCCATTAATTGTTTCTTCTTATTAATCTGTTCGATATGGTTATTTAGCACTAACATCTTTTGTTTGAAAACTTTAGTCCCTTTTGCAATTTGCTTTTTTACAGCATCTGCAACTTCCGGATCTATATCTTCTTTAACATCTTTCAGACTATCAATTTGATTCTGAATAGCTTTTAATTGTGTCTCAGCTTTCTCATTTTCAACTGTAACAAAATTAACTAATGTTTGTACTTGCTCTGGAATAATATGCTGAATTGTAGTTTGAGTAAATCTTCCAATAACTTTTTTACCTTGTTCTGTTGGTAAGAAAATCTCATCCTCATGCAAAACAACAACTTCCAGATGGTCTTCCATCATTTTAAACTTTTTATCCATTTTTAACCTCCTGTTTGTATTTAGTATACGCAGTATATTTTTTCTTTTGAAATACTCTTTTTTCTTCATAGCTCATATCTGGCCACCTTAAAACTTTCCCAACCATTTGAATCCTACAAACTTTTGAGCATTTCCTACATTCAAATATTAAAACATTATTATATAATTGTTTCACTCTAAATAATCCTACTGATTTGCTTACCTTTTTTGAATGATGGCCCTCTTTAGTAGTACAATAAGGGCACCGAAAGTAGTGAACTCTAGCTGCGTCCATCTTTGCCTCTAAATTGTTTTAAATTATTAATTCTCCCATCATCTTTCATATGACAACTTCTACATAAATAACACCAATCCCTTAAATCTCTTTTGTATTCTCCTGAAATATTAGCCGCATCTAAACTTTTCTTTTTTCCACACTTCTCACAACATAATGGAATTGGTTTATTTGTTCTTACCCATTGATGGAGCGAAATATAACTAACATTACTACCTTTCCAATTAATATTTTTCTTACCTTTTATACTTTCTTTGAAACATTCTCTACAACGTTTATTGGCTGCCTGTATTCCCTTACCACAGTCAAGACAGATATTAGGATAATGAACGCGTGCATTATTCATCTGCTAACCTCTCTGCTATTTTCTTCATCTTTAAAAAATGATAAGAACAAATTGGCCCTAACTGTTGATTATAACAAATACATAATTCTTCTAAGTAATGTAATATTTTTTTATCCATCATAAAACCCCTATCAAACCCTTTCTCCCGGGTTGTGAAAATGTATAGTGATGTGCTTCTGTTGCATGATTTCCCATTGCATCCATTCCAATAAATCTCTTTTTACATTCTTCACAAACATATTCTGCATATTTCTTTTGATGCTCCAACATTTTATTCAATTTTTCTATTTGTTCTTTTGTAAATTTAGTCATAGTATTCTTTGCCCCTTATCTCTTTCTTTTTTTATTTTCTTAGCTTGACTAATTATAGTTTTATCATATGGGCAAACTCCTTTTTTCTTCTTCCATTCAGTAAGCCTACACATTACTTTGGTCCCGTGATCTACATGGCGATAAAAATAATCTGGGCATTTACACTCTTTTTGATTTCTCTCTACATATTTACATTGTTTTACCATTATCCAAAATCAAAGACTACTCCACCACTCTCTAATAACTCAAGGGCATAACCAAGTGCTATCGGAATGTCAGGGTGTACTCCTGCCTCCACTAATTTACCATCAGACAAAGCAAAACTCGTACATTCAGCTAAAATTCTGTCGGCACGTTCTTTATCTGCATCAGTCTTATATGGGATTATAAATCTTTTATTTTCAAATGCAGTGCCTAACCTCATGATTAAATTAATCTTTCCAACCGTATGTCTTTTATTTGACCAATCATACCCGGGTTTCAATCTGTCTGCTGGGTCCTTTGCTGCAGTCCAAAATAGAGTGATTGGTAGATTCCAACCTTGGATATCCTTGGATATCCCTTTAATTGAGTTTTCTTCTAGCCCAATCTGATCATATTTATATTTTTCAAATAACTCATTTTTAATTAATTTCATTTGTTCATACACAGATAAACCATGCTCTTTGAAACTTCCAATCAAATAAAAGAACTCATCTTTTTTTCCTAATGAACAAAACGCAGAATCATCACTTGTTACTCTATCAGCAAAAGCAAAGTCTACCCCTAATGTTTTCATTTCAAATCCAATCTCTAAAACATCTGCCTGACTCATATCCTCTCTAAAGCATTGTTCAACCCATTCTCTTTTAATTAAAGAACTTGTATTATCTATTGGATTGTTTAAATATTCTTGTTGGAATGCAACAGAACCAATCTCATATTTAATTTTTGTTAGAATTTTCTTAGTAAATCTGTCTGCCCATAGAATATTTTTAAAATCAGGATCACATGCCTTGAATATTTGGCCCTTACATAATTTAATCTTATTCACTAACAAACTATCCACATGCAGAATCGTGCCAATCATTTTGAATCTCCCTTTAATATCTAAAGAGGGAATAATAACCTTGTTTAATTTGTTCTTGTCTTTTACTCTTAAATCAGGGTTTAGTACCCTCTCATCTGATTCAATATCATCTCCAATTATTAAGGTTGGCCTCATATTGTTATATTTGAATCCCCTTAAATTCTTTTCAAATGATACTGCTTCTACCCTAATTCCACCAACATCAAAACAATCTTCACGATCCTTTCCAAATTCATCTCGGCTTTTACTTGGAGTTAAATCCCCATAAACAAATCTTAACATGTCATTATTCTTAAATTCATTTCTTACAGGATCAATAAACTGAACGGTCTTACTATGATTTTGTGAGACATAAACAATATAACTTTCTAATTTGTTTACCACACAGAATATCAAGTAGACTATTCCTGTGATTGAACTCTTAGCATGCCCTCTGGGTGCCGCTAAGGCCCCGTTACCTTCAGAAAATAGGAACTTATAAATCTCCTTATGGAAATCAGGGATTTTATTTGTGATTGTCTCAGGAAAGAAGAACTCAGAGAAAACAGCAATATTCTCTTTAAAACTAAATACATGTCTAAGTAATTCTTTTAATTTGATTTGGTCACCCTCTTTTTGAATCATCTGGGCCACCTTTTGATTAGTGATTTTCATGAGTATAAATGAGGGGGCAGTTAGGTTACCTAGTCTTCGCCGTCATCGGAAAACCCCCTCAAATCCCAGTCTCTCTCTGGTCGGGATTTCAGCACATGTTCCCCTTCATGCTGTATCTTTATCGCTATGATACAATGGCCGAGGAAGGAATCGAACCTCCGTGAATGAGAGCGACTCAAACGACTTACCACTAATCCACACGGCCTATTTTGTTAATCTTTTAACTGCTGCATCTAATTGTGCTTTAGTTAAAGTATCAGTTATATTTGCTTCCACTTGTAGTTCTTTCTTTTCAACATATCCTCTTTTTTTACCTTTAGTACTTAATAACATTTTAACTGCCCAAGGTTCTCCTGCTTTGGCTTTTGCAAATAATGAGTTCTCTCCAATATCTAAAATCTTCTCTTCTTCATCTAATCTTGCTTGTTCTATATCTGCGTACTTTTGACAGAAATAAAATACTGCTTGCCTTGAACATCCTAAATTTTCAGCTATCTTCATCATTATCCCGCCTGTTCCTGATAATGCTTTTGCGAACTTCTCCTTTGTAATTTTAGTCATTTTTGTTAAGTTTGTTAAAATTTAATGCAGATTTAATTATATGTGCGCCTAATTTAGGTAAAACACAATTTCTTAATACTTGCCTTTTATTTTTAATCTTATATTTTGATAAATCAATTCCATGCATCTCTTGTAATTGTTTTATTTGACTATGCCTGATCCAATATTCCCTCTTGATCTTGCTTTCTTTTATTGGAAAATTACTCCAAAATAAATGTCTATCAATAACTGTTGAAGCATCTATTAAAGGAATATAATAGGGTTTAACATTTTCTACAACCCATAATCCTTCAAAATGAGTTTTTAAGAATATAATCTCTTGATACAATGTCATATCAGGATATTTTGGTTCTGTTCCTCTAAACCTTACACATATATTCTTTCTAAAGCTTGAGTGTGTTTGGCAAGGTGGAGAGGACCATATAAAATCAAATTCTTTATAATGATCTAATAAATATTGATGGGCATCTGTTATGATCACTGTATCATTTGGATATAATGCCTTGTAAATTACTGCTATTTCTTTATTATTTTCTATTGCAGTGACTTCGTGCCCTTTCCAGAGTTTTCGATTCCCTCCAATTCCTGCATATAGATTAAGTATCTTCATTTTTTAAATTTCCTTCATCCAATCTAATGCGTTTTGAATAGCTGCAAGTTCTTTATAATAAATATTTTCCTCACCACTTGATTCTTCTATTACTTCAAAAGCTTCTTCTAAATCTGCGATCCTTACTTCCTTGAGTTTTTCTTTTGTAAGATTATGTGCTTTTCTTATTGAGTCTCTCATTGTTTCACTGCCTCCTTTCCTGTTAATTTTTCCGTTAAAAAAATTCCATAATGTGCCTCCTGATGACACTCATAACATAAAGTTATTCCATTATCCAAATTAAATGCGATTTCGGGATATTTTGCTAAATGCATAATGTGATGAGGATGTAACATTATCCTTGCTCCCTTTTTACTTCTTATACCACATTTTTGACAAGTATAATTATCTCTTTCAAAAACATCTCTTCTCCATTCCATAAATTGTTTAGACTTCCTCATTAATCTATTTTTTGATGATTTTCTACCAATTTTATCATAAGATTTTATTATTCCCTTGCCTATATTCTCTTTTCTAATTTTTGTAAATTTCACACCATAACTATGGCTCGATTTTCCTTTTAATCCCCTATTCCATGAAGAAACTCCTTTTTTGAATAACTTTGGTTTATTTCCTATTAAAACTGAATATTTCTGACCACAACTTTTTGAACAGCATTTTTGTTTATAATTTCTAGTTTTTGAATAAAAATCTTTTTTACAATATTTACAATTTAATAGCTTTGCCATTTGTAAGTGCCTCCCATCTTTCTAGTATTACTGCGCAGTAGTGCGGATCTAACTCCATCATATAACATATTCTGTTTAATTGTTCACATGCAATTAAGGTCGAACCAGATCCTCCAAATAGGTCTAAAATTATATCTTCTGCCTTTGAAGAATTATTAATCATTCTCTCGCATAATTCTAAAGGTTTCATTGTTGGATGTTCTTCTGATTTAAACGGTTTATCAAAATCCCAGACATCTGATTGGGCCCTGTCGATTAAGTGATTGATTTTTACACCCTCTCTCCATCCATATAATATTGGTTCAAATTTAGGGTGATAGTCTTTTCTGCTTAATACAAATGTGCTTTTGTTCCATATCACTGTTGAGCTCCAATGTCCGCCTAATTTTTCAAATGACCTCATCATTGTACCCCATTCCTTACAACTCATGAAAATATATAGTGGCCCATCGCAACTAACTAATAAATTATCTGTAAATCGATCGACAAAAGTTACAAATTCTTCTCTGGGCATTGCATCGTTAACCATTGTTCTTTGGTTTGCTCTGTTTTCATAAGAATTAGGGAATTTATCAGAGTTCTTATTTGGTACCCTTCCAATATCCACGTTATATGGCGGGTCAGTTAGTACCATGTTGGCCTTTTTCTCGCCCATTAGGGCTTGTACGTCCGCTTTTTTTGTTGCATCCCCACATATTAGCCTGTGAGTCCCTAATAGCCAAACGTCGCCTGTTTCTACAGTATATTTTAGTTCCTTTGGTTCTTTGAAATCATCTTCGGTTACTTCTTTATTATCCCATATTGCAGAGATTTCCTTAGAAGAGAAACCAGTATCATTGAAAGAATCTGAATCTTCTAACATGTTAAATTCTGCGCCAAGAATAGACTCATCAAAATCTGTGTCCATGTTTAGCTTATTGTGTGCGATTCGGTAAGCTCGTTTTTCTTGTTCATTTAAATCAGTGATCCTTACAACACCAATTTCAGTTTCAGGAGAATACATTTGTTGCAGGGCCATTAACCTACCGTGCCCTTCAATTATTACGTTGTTCTCATCTATTGCAATAAAATCCTTATATCCAAATTTTTTAATAGAATCCTTTATTTTTTCAATTTGGCCTACTGGATGAAGTTTAGCATTATTTGCATATTTCTTAATAGAATTAATTTTAATTTTTTCCAAGGTCCCTTCTTGTCTAGGTTCCTCTTTTTCAATTACAGGATTTTTAACTTCCATTATAAATTTACTTTTTCAATTTTAACGTACTCGCCTTTTTCGACATCAGATCCTTTTGGGATTGTTACTATCTTTTGCCCAGAAATAGATTCACGAACTTTTGCGATTATTGGTTTTGCCATAAGTGTATATACTGCTGATGTTTATAAATGTATTTAATTTAATTAATGTTATAATACTCGATATCAATAAAGGTCATAAACTCCTCATCAGTATGTTTCTCCATTATTATCTTCCAGATATGAGAATCATCTAATTTTAAAACTGAGAAGATTGCATCATCAATAAATTTTTCTAAGTTTACAATATCTTTTATTCTTATTGTCCCTGCCTTAGTAAACCAGTCTTCGTGGATCGTTATTGTTACTGTAAGCATTCTTTCACACCATTCTGCATGCACAAAGTCTTTAGGGATTTGTTTCCTAATTTCCTCTTGAACTTCATCCTTACGTTTCTTGGCTGCATTGATCATAAATCTGTGTCCAGATCGATTAGTGCTATACATACTGTTTACTGTTGGTGTTTTTCCGTGAATTATAAATCTCATTTGTTCATAAAATTAAAGGTAAATTTAATTGCTTTATCTTCTACTAATGAAATCAAGTGTTCTAATTTCATGTGACACTCATGACAAACAGTTATTAAATTATCTTCCTCATGTTCTCCACTATACCTCAAAGGAATCTTATGATGGATTGTTGAACATCCAAAGTCATACATCTCATTTACATCAAAAATATTTCTACAACAAAAAAAACATTCAAAATTATCTCTCTCTCTAACTTTTGGATTTATTATTTTCCTAATATCAGAATCTTTAATTAATGGTTTATTATCTAAATCAAATATTAGTTTTTTAAATTCATACCACTGCCCTTTTGTTTTCGGCTTTTCCATTTTTTTTATAATTATTTATCCAATCAATAAACAACGGACATTCTAATTTATTTTTATGTGGACATCTCCTATAGTCCTCAACAACATATTTATTAGTACATTTCTTTAGTTTTTTATAAGGGCATTTCATATTGGTTGGATTAGTGATTTCCCATATAATTTATTGTATTTTTCAAACTTCTTTTTGAACTTCTCAATTTTTTTAGGATCATCAGTATCTAATTTCATTACCTTGTCAATTACCCTTAAACTTCTTTCTCCAAATTCAACAAAAGCATCTCCCATTATCATCCTATCTAATTCGGCCCTCTCAAATAATTTAATTGCATGATTAATCATCCTTTCAAATAAATCTTGATTTTCTACCATTCTTCAGCATACTCCTTGTGACATTTTTTACAAATAACTTTAATATTTCCCGGTCGATAAGTCCCACCCTTATGGCCTTGTCTAACCCTATGAATCTCTAACTTATTCTCTGGGAACAACTCCCTGCAATCTTCACAAGTAAATCCAACTGCTTTTTTGTAAGCATGCTTCAACCATACTGGGCATGTTTTGAATCCTACTTCATTCATGTGTGCACTCCGGAGGAATATACCAGCTCTTTCCCTTTTGGCCCTTGAATATTTTACAAAGAAAAGGTTTTTTATCATGAATATCACATAAATTATCTTCAGTAAGGTGAGGGCACCTCATTGGAACTATAACCATGTCCCCCTCTACCTTGCATCCATGAGCCTTAAAATATTCCAATCTAATACGATCGGTACTTAGGCCCGGAGTTGTGAAAGTTATTAACTTGCAGCAAGTTCCGCAGCGCGAGCAATTACTCATTTTTTCTTCCCCTTCTTTACCTCTAATTCCCTAATTTTTTCATAAGCATTTCTTAAATTCTCGATTGTACCACTCCAATGTTTCATTATAATCTTATTATGTTTCTCTAACCAAATCATGTGTGGATTATTTATTAAGCATTCAAAAGCAACTCCTAACCAGAATCCACCCAAAAGTAAAATAAATGCACTTCCACCATTCAAATATAAAATAATATTTATTACTCCAATTAAAGTCCAAATCACTATACAAATATTTCTTAATTTTTTTAATTCCATTATTCATAACCTCCTTGTGATGTTTTCACTCCCCAATTTTTATCTATCAATCTTAATAATTCCTTAGCTTCTTGAATGGCCCAGATTCTATCTTCTTCAGTTGCAGCATCCTCATCTCTCATAGTCATTCTCCATCCTAAAACTTTACTTCTAAATTTCTTTAATCTGTTTTTTAATCTTGTGGGTAAGTCCTCTGGAATCTCTAAATCATATAAATGATCTGCTGCAGAATAGAACCACATGCTTGGTCTATTAATTATTCCAAAACATTCTTTATCTTCCTTTGTTTTAATAAAATCTCTAGCAATATACTCTCTTTCGCTGTGACATAGAAATAGTCCCAAACAATAACTTAACCCTTTTCCAAATTCTGATTTTACCATTTTAAAAAAATATGAAGCTTTCCCTTTCACTAAATTTAATTCCTAATTTCTGAGCCATATCTTTTAATAAATATAAATTCACACCACAATTCTCGTCATTACAATTAGCCTTATGGTGTTTAACAATATTCAATACATTTAATTTATAAGCATCATTTATTGTAAATTCTTTTTTTACCATTTTATCTTGTTAATTTAAATATATTATATAATATAAATGTTTCTATTTATCTCCTTTTAGTAATTCTTGATTTTCATAAATATTTCCTATTACTTCTCTTCTATCACATTCTTCTTTAGTTATTTCATCCATGTCTTCACATAAATCTCCTTTTTTGAAACCTCCACCAAAACCAACTTTTACATAAACTCCATAGAAACCAGTAAATCCATAACAACCAGAATCAAAAGTTCCAGTTCCAAATCTTACTTCTATTAAAGTCTCATGCTCTCCTTCTCCTTGTTTTAAAATATCTCCTTCATAGATCTCTTTTCCATTTTTATCTTTTAATCCTGTAAATTGCATTATTTCTATACCTTCTGAGGCGGTTCCAGTAATTCCAAAATATCCTGTAAAATCTCCATGAAATATATTCATTTTTTCAATCCAATATTTTTTTCCTTTATCCAAGGCCCTAAATTTTATTTCTCTCATTCTAAACCTCTCATTACCAAGTAAGCTGCACTGGCTAGCTTGTGCGAACATCGAGGATTTATATTTACAAATCTTGCGTGATTCTGACAAGAGCATGAATCTAGAGTATATCCGGCTTTCTTTTTGAAAGTTACTTGATATTCTCCAACTTGAATTATTATTTGTGTTTTTGATTTACTTAACATTTTTACTTCTCCATTTTCAATATATTTTTTGGCGAATTTGACTGCTCCCATCAGTTATGAAAAACAAAACTCCCTAAGAAGTTTTCTGATGAGAGCCTCCCAGTTTATTAGGAGTCTCTTCAAATAATTCATTATACATCTTTACTTTTTTTATAAATAATTTTTGATGAGGTCTACACCATCCACTATGATTTGCTTTTTCATAACAAAAAGGTCTCTTACAGTTCATTTTAAATTATTATAACAAATACTCCTATTAATACAATTATTATAAATATTATAATTCCCACCAAATTATCTGTAAAACTGGTCCAACCGCCAAAATTCATATCATAATTTACTATTCCAAGCATAATAAATACTAAAATACCTATTGTTTTAAGTAGCCATATCATTTGCCAATATTCCTCCATTCTTTGCCAGTCCAAACTAATACTTTCTGAGTCCCTTTTGGCATTTTTAATAATGCCCCACATTTTAATACAAATTTTCCATCTGAGCAAGTTATCTCTAGATCGTATTGTTCTTTTAAAGCTAAACTAAAAGCTTCTTCCATTGTTGAATGTTTTGCATCTATTTGTTTCATTTTGTGTCTCCGTATTTTTTACCTCTGATTTTTTCCCTTTCCCTTGATGGGATCCAATTCCAAGCATTACTGCATTTCTTACAGCACGTAATTCTGCCTTTATCCTTTCTCCATTGGGGGATTCTTCCCCCACAGACTAAACATTTCTCAGTCATTTTACCAACTCGATTGATATTCAAAACTCCATTCTTCTGGAAGTTTTAAAGCCCTATCGATTATCTTGATTGTCTCTTCTATATCTAACTTATAATACTCATCATAAGTATAACTTCCAAAAAAGAATCCACTTTGAGTAGGTAATAATTTCTCAACTTCTTCTGTGCCTTGATATAAAGGTTCATCATGATCTTGGCCAAACTGATCTTTAAATTTTGTTTTAACTGGTTTCTTTTTAGACAAAATCTTCAAAACTTTCCCACATAATGCCTTTAATTTTTCCAAATCTTCTCGGCTTACATATCCAGCTCTGCAATCATCTGTTCCTTCTTGACAATTATCAACAAACCATTTGTGAATTTGGTTAGCTTTTCTCCAATATCCTACTTCAAATTTCACAGATAAACTATCGATATTTCCAGATTTAAATATGTCTGGAAGTAATTTTCTAACTTTTTCTCCAGTCTTAACTAAATCTTTATTACAGTATTTTCCAAGACTAATCTTTGCGCTTAAATATTGATCTAATCCCATTTATTTTACCTCCTTCTGCAAATTTTCAAAAATTCCAGCTTTCATATCTTCCCAAACTTTTAATGATTTTCGGTCCATGAAAACCTCAGGTTCTCCTGTCTTAAATCTTTTTACCCATTCATAGAAATACCCACATTCTTTCTCGAACTCTATGTCATTCTCTGGGAATCTTCTTTTAAAGAACTCAGTTACAATTTTCTCATAATTTATCATTTTTTCTCCTTTGCTCTTTTAATTCTTTCAATTAAAACCATACTATTACAATCATCACAACAAAATCCTTCTGCCAAAGGTTCTGCATTATTTCCATAACCAATTATTTCTTCATTGCATAAAACACAATAATTTAACTCTTGAATATCTATAAATTCTAAAACCTTTTCAGAAGCATCTGTGATATCATTTGCCTCTATTACTTCTGGGAAATTCTCTGCATATATTTTAAATTTCATTGTGATCCTCACATAGAAATTTGGGTAAAGGAGCAGATTCGTCCCAATCTATCTCCTTAAATTCCTCGCAGTCTTTAGTTTGACAAACTAATTTAACTTTCATAGGAACTTTACCCTCCTTTTTTTATCCAATTTAATAAAAATTAAAGCAATTATTGGGTTTGTTACTGGCCAAAATGTGAATGGAATTAAAACATTTATTCCCATTATTATTAAGGCAATCTTTTGCAATTTTGAAAGTTTAAATTTTCGGATCTTCATTCCAATCAAATGTGGATGCTTGCATCCTATTAATTGAATCCCGTTAATTATCACCTTTGTTGTTTTGTTTTTCATAATATATATAATATATTTACATTTATAAATGCTTCTATAGTGCACTATGTGCTTAAAAAGGCCTTAATTAAGGCTAGAAATAAAAAAAATAAAAAAAAATAAAGATGATCCTTTACATGATTGGGGTTTCGTCGTTCAATTCCGCCAACTTCTCGCTTGCAGCCTTACTTACTTTCTCTGAATCAGTCATCTCAGATTCTTCAGCCTTAGCATCTTCCATCTTCTCCATGTTCTCCGGAGTTGATACATAATACATGTTTTTGCCTTTAACATTCTTTTTGGTTATGATCAAAGTTTTGCCTGCCAAAGGAGAGTGTGTTTTTAAGTTATTCAATAAGGTCCATGCACTAGTCGAAATACTAGCTTCTTTTCCTTCTGCCATACAGTTAAATATGTAATAAACTCCCTCGCCATCAGTATTGGGCATCTCTTTAGGTTCTTCAAAATCTTGGGAAAAAGTTACAGTTACAGCTTTGTCTAGCTCAAACTTAACTCTTAACGGATAGCCCTTAATTTTGTCCCATGCTCCTTCTTGCGGTTTTTCGGTTGTTTTTTTCGGTTGTTCCATTTGTTTTTTTACCTCCTGTAGAATTTAATTGAGTTTTATTTTGTCCCCTCTAATATCATTCTTTCGATTGGGTTTAAACACTCTGAATATTTTGGATTATTTAAGGCACAATCAGTACAAATTTTTCTATGCTTTTTCTTCAAACATTCAGTTATTGTTCTCTCAGGATCATAATAACAAACTTTACCACATTCTTTGCATTTTGTTTTTGCGCTGGTTGGTGCTGGATGAAATCCACAAATCCAAACGTCTGCTTTTTCATTATCTGGATTATCTATTTGATGAACTGCTTTAGCTAAATCTCTGCATAAATCTTCTTTATTTAAATCGTTTATAATTTCTTGAGCTTCCATTATATTAATTTGTTCCCTACCTCTGCTTCAATGAATTTTTTTAAATCATTTACCTCATCTAAAATATGGCCCTTTAATCTTTGAACATCTCCACATTGAGTTATATGTCCACCATACTTAAAATCAATTAAATATAATCCACGAATAATCTTACGAATGAATGGTTTAATATCATCTTCTCTATAATAAGAACTACCTGACAATGGCCCTGATATTTCTTTATCACTTAAAGTCTGTTGAAAAATCTGCCAATCATTAGCTTTAATTTGATTTAAATGAATTTTTGCCGGAGTATTGTCAGTCCACAAGATTATCCCCTTTCCTAATTTCCAATAAGAACCAACTTGCCAACAATCTCTATAAACTTTTTTCCCATCTTCTATTAATCTGATTGCTTCTTCAAAGTTCATTTTTTCTTCCTCTTCTTTGGCCAAATATTTATTTTATTACAAATACAATCCTTACAGATTATTAAATCTCGATTACACTTAATACATTTTGTTATTGTTACCATCTTTAATATTATTAAGATATTTATATTTATAAATGCTTCTATCCAAGCTTCTTTTTAAAATAAGGATTATACTTTCCAGTGTTTAATCTTGCTTCTTCCTGCGCCAATTTGAAACGATCTAAATCTAATGCCCCAATAATATAGAATCCAATTAATACACAAGGCGCCAAACAAATCGCAGTAAAAATCTCCAAATTCAATAACAATTTTAGGGCCGTAGTTACATAAAGCATGTTCTTAATCTCAGAAACCAAACCAACTCCTCTACCTAATCTAATCTTTATCTCTGCGATCCTATTAACTAATTTCATAATTTAATTAAATTATTCATCTTAATAAAACCTTGTGACTTAATGTTTTTGATATTTCTTTCCAATTTTCATCTTTTTGTTTTGTTGATATTATTCTCTTTACCCTTACCTGTTTACAAGGAAATCTTATTTTATTATGAGCAATTAAATGACACCTATCACATAATATTTCAATATCTTCTTGGGTTTCATTTCCTAAATTATTATAATTCAAATGGTGTGCATTAATCTTTTTTGTTTTACTACCACATCTTTCACATTCTCCTACTGATTCTCTAAACTTTTTTGCTTTTTCCCTCCAATTCTTACTTTTAATATATTTTTTATAATTCATTTCTTCTTCTCCCCTCTTTTCTCAATAAATGCCTAATCGTTCCAAAATTCAATTTAATAATTTGCCTTAAAAATTGTTTAATATGAAAATAATAAAAATAATAATGATTGATTGATTTGATAATGAACTCCGTGTCTAAATGTTGTAATACGCGCGGGTCCAGTCCCTTGGCCCTAAAACTGATCATATTGTTCTTTTTATTTATTCTTCCAATCATTTTTTAATTTACCTATAATTTACCTATAATTTTTTTTTATTTATAACTGAGTTTATTATTATTCACAGACCCAAAAAAAAACTAAATTACAATGTAAGGCCCTCCCCTTGTAATACTGCTATCTCATAGGACCCATAAACACACCCAAGGAGCCGCCTCATATCATAGGATTTAGGGGATAAGTCCAAGCCTTCGCAAATATTTAATTTATTAATGTTAATTTCCATCTTTTTTTGCAAGTTACATAGCTTTCATTCATTTATAAATATTTCTAGAAAAAAGAAGTTGGGCTTATAGAAATTTCTGCAAAAAAAGATGTGTATATCCCAACATTACTATAAGATCACTGTTATTAATGAGTTAATAGTCCTTATAAAATCATTGAAATAGCAAGGGATGGATTTGAACCATCGGTCTCTGGCTTTCTCAAATAAGCAAATTTAAAATCTGCTTCCATGATAATCCAAAAAACTTATGTACCCAATGGGTACCAAAATGACACGGATAACATAGCCTTACATAATCACTAATCTTTTCATCCAATAGTTTTGGACGGCTTAAATTAGCAATTCTTTCATGCTTTTCAAAACTCTTTCTGTGACAAACAAGTCGTTTTTTAGAACCACAAATTGCACATTTTATGCCAACTTGGGAATAAAAGATTTGTTTCTCCTTATTGAATTTCTCTCTGTATCTCTTATCGTTTTGTTTTTGTTTATTTGTTCTTACCATTTGTTTTATGAGGCCAGCGATTTAACCAAACTAATCTACCCTGCTATATTGGCGAGGAAGGGAGTCGAACCCCTAGTGCTTCTCTTTCAATGTAAGTTAAGAGTCAAACAAAAAAAGGTCAGCTGCTTCTTACCATACCCGCCATAAAAATAAAAAAAATAAAAAAATAAAATAAGACTTATTCAGTTTTTGGAGCATCTTCCACAGCTTCTTCTGTAGCTTCTTTAGCTACTTCTTCAACTGCTTCTGTTGCTGGATTTTCTTGAGTTTCTTCAGCCATCTTAAAATTCAAAACGTCTGTTTACTTTCTCAACAGATAAATCCTCATATTCGCCTTCGTCCATTGTTGATGTAATTAATACATAAACGTGGTCATGGTCATCTTCATCGATGTCTTGATAAGTTACTCTTGCGAATATCTTAACTTCCCAATTCCCATCTCCAGATTCATAATCTGGTGAATAATCTCTTACTTGATATTCTTTCACATCAATATCAAATGAGCCGTCTATTTCGTCATCATCTAAACCTACTAAGTCTAGTAATGCTTCTTCTAGATCATCTTCTTCATTTAATACCATGTTCTTCCAAATATATGGGGCTCTGCTTTCCCAGAACTCACATCCATCAGTTAATTCACAGATTCTGTCTGCTACTGATGTATCAACTACTGGAATCTCGGCTGCAATATCTGCTGCCGTTGGGATTGTTACACCAGCTAAAATTGCTGTTGCAATACCTGCCTCAGTTATTACTGGAGCTTCTGGTACATACCATCCTGCGAATAATCCAACTAAAATCACTGCTACTAAAGCCATTGCGATGAACGACCAAATTGTAGCATAGTTAGTATCTTTTTGCATTGTTTAAAACCTCCATTGTAGTAATCATTATAAAATTCATTTTTTACGCTTATCCCTCCGAGTATTTTTTGCATACTTACCCCCAGATCCTTTTTGAAATCTTACATTAATTCTTTTATCAGAAAAATCGTGTTCTTTATCATGACACTCTCTGCATAAATATTCATAACCAAACCCCTCAGCATGTCCTCCGACCTTTGAGTGTCTAGTTAATAAAGTCCATCGCCCGCATTTGCATCTCCCAAATTTCATTTTTTCTTCTCCTTATTTAAAGTAATTAAAGTGTGTAATTTATTATGGCATTTTTTGCAAACTGGATAAACTAATATCGGTTTAGAATAATCTGGATGGTGCATTTCTATTGTTGCGTTTTTACAAAAATAACATACACCCATTTTTACTTTCATATAAGCTTGAGCAATTCTTCTTGCCTTACACTTATCTCGATAACCATTAGTATTATTTTTATATGCTTCCCTTAACTTTCTTGCTTGTTCTTTTCTTCTACTATTAAAATTCTTTGTAATAAAATTTAACACCATAATAATACTATGATAGTATTATTTATAAATGCTTCTAATAGTAATAATACTACAATAATACTATTTTAAAATAAGAAACAGCGTCGGTTATCTAACTATAAAAGCTACTACTATTTGAATAACAAAAATTACTGTTGCGATTGCTCCAGCATAGTAAGCAACCTTTGCATTAATCTTTGTGATCCTTCCATCATGCTTGTCAATCTTTAAAACATTAGCTGCAACTTTACCATTCAAATCTTTTAGGTGTTGATTTGTTTCTCCTTGATTTTCTTTAATTTCAATCAAGTGGCTCATAATTGCTTGATGTTCTAATTGATTATTACTTACCATTTCTTCTCCTCCACACAATTCCACCAAAAGTTAAAACCGCAAAAGTGTATATTGGAGATACAGTTATCAAGGCAATACCTGCAGCCGTATGTTTAATTCCTCTACATAAAATTCGTAATCCAAGCATCAGGTCCCCTCCAAGTTTGTGATACCAACAACAATGTTCTGCATAAACGTAATCGTGATTAAGACATAAATCTGATATACTAACACCTAATATACTATCAGGGCTACACGTGCAATGGTTTTCTTTAATTTTCATCTATTGTCATTAATTGTGTTTTTCCAACAATGAATAATAATTTATTTGTATCATACTCTACTAATTGAGATTTGCTGTCATAAGTTGATAAATCAGCACTATTTTCAAACTTTCCTGACCCTAATCCCCTCTGGCTCCAAGTAACACCACTATCTGTTGAACGATGTAATGTCAATCCCCCACTTTCATTTCCCGTACTATCAAAGTTATATTCTATAAAATATATATTTCCATTTGTTGTTTGAATTAAATTTGAAATATAAACACCACTTTCCCCTGCATCTTGAATAGCTAATCTAATAGTCCCACCAGAAGTTGTATTAAAAGTTGATATTGTATTCTGGGAATTATTTAATATAACTCCTGTTGTACTTGATAATGCAATTATAGTAGATTGTCCATCTGCACTTGGTCCAGATACATTTTGCCCACTATCCGCCCAATTTACTCCACTATCTCCTGTAGCCCAAATATTACCACCACTATCAACTAACAATCCATCATCTGCATCAAACATATCTATTGTAGGAACATCTGCAGCACCACTTGCTGGTCCTGTTGCACACACTGTCCATGTATCTCCTGCATCTGTTGAATAATAAACATTTCTTGTGGTTCCATCCTTTAATCCAACTACCGCTACAGTTGGTGTTGGAAAACTTAAATCTTGTATGGTAGCAGAACCTGATGGGTCAGTACTTGCTTCTACCCAGTTGTTCCCACTATCTGAACTAATTGCTACATTCATAGTATTAAAAGAAGATGTAATTGCTTTTGTTTTATCTGCCCTACATACTCTTGAAAGACCATCTGAATTTGCTGAACTTAAATTTGCACTTGCCCAAACAACTCCTGCATTAGATGTTATTTCTGTATCAACACTTCCACCCATAATAGTCCAATCTATTGCAGTGTGTGCTAAAACTCCTTTTATTGAAGCACCACCAAGAACTAAATTATTCCATAAGGCAGAATTAAATTTATTTACTTCACTTGCATATAATACATCCCCATCACTCTTTGGAAACTGACCTTCTACTGCAATTTTAACCCTCCAATTTGTAGTTGTCTATGAAATGATGTATGGTCAGACATAGGCATTAACTGCAAATTTTCTATTTTATTATTAGTTTTATTTAAATCAAGGTGATGTATACAACAATTATCTGGCAACCTATGTAAATGATTTGCCCTTAACCAAACAGAAATATGTTCTCTACCTGTTCTACTATTCCCAAGATAAGAAATAACATATCCCTTTTTATTTATTGATTTTCTATTTAATCTTTTAGCATAAGAACCAAGATTTTTAATTTTTTGTTCTTTACCTTTTTCAGTTAAATTATAAGATTTACATTTGTATCTTCTTCCTTTGTTTAGTGAAGTTTCTCCTTTCTTAAATCTCTTTCCAAGACTATGTCCTTTTACAAATCTTCCATTTTCATCTCTTTCACTTGCCATATTATTTTTTATCCTCCATACTTTTTAAAACCATCAATTTACTATGTCCTTTTCAATGAAAGCTATCTCGATTGAACTTGTTTTAGCTATTAAAGTGAAAACTGCTCTACTAAATAAAAGAGGTGTACCATCTGAATTAACTAGGCCCCATTCAGTTAAATTATTTCCATTAGCTTCTGTACTAAGTAGTATTGCTCGACTAGTTACTTGTAAATTATTAAAATCTATTGTTGGATATCCTGTTACTAAATCCTTAAAATTATCTCCATCAATCGAAACTGCAATCTCCAAATCAGTATCAGCTAAAGCTGGAGTGGTTGTTCCGGTTCCTACTTTAAATTGAGAAATTGTTGTTCTAGTCGGAGAGGCATTAAAAGCTCTATCTATAATTATTTTCTTACCATCAGTTGTAATTACTTGTCCGTTTGCCATATTATTTTATAGATTGATTGTTTTTAAAATCAATGATAATCCTCCACTTTAATTTGAGAGATTTCTCCTGTTGATGTATTATTTTCTGTTGCTCTCCATCTTAAATCTGTTCCTGTATCTGTAAAAACATGTACAACTCCTGATGTTACAGCTTCCCAATCAGATCCATTCGCAGTCATTTCATAATCAAAGTCCCCACTTAATTCTGTACTCGTTAAAGTTGCATTTGTTATGGTTCCATTTCTTAAATCTATTGAGGTTGATTGTGCAATTTGGCCTGAAGTGAAAGTAATTGATCCATCATCATCCCAAGTACAATTAGTTTCAGTATCTTTAAAATCAGAATCAATAAAGTTTTCTTCATAAGAATTTAAATATTGTTGAACATAATAATTTGAAGCAACTGGAGCTGAATCAGGCCCTAAAGCACTAGTTCCTAAAACTCCAAAGGTAGAATGACCTAATATAAATCCATCACCATTTAAATTTCTTGATAAAACTTTTCTATATCTAGGAGAAGAAGAAACTTGTTGTACAAAATCTCTTAATTCTAAAATTAGGTCCTGATTCTTTAAAGATAATTGCTCTTCAATTCTTTTCAATCTTTCCTCTACATTAATTTGCCAATCTTGAAGTCTTAAAGACTCATCTCCAACCGTTACCTCTTGATTTTCTCCGGGGTATCTCATTACTTGCTTTGTAACAACTAATTCTTGATTTATATTTGGATTACTAACTGAGTCTACTATTATTGCTTTATCTCCAACATTCAAACTTACTGTTGCACTTGATTTTAAAACAAAATCTCCAACTAAAAATGGTTGACTAAATTTAGATAATATATCTGCAGTTCTTACTTCTGCATCTGCTACTGTTTGAATATCACTTAAAGTTATTTGCTTTTCTGAACTTCCATAAGTATCTATTGAATCTTGATTAAGTTGATGTATTGGACTAGGCGCCAACCAAGTATAATTTACGATCGCATAATGTCCAACAGTAAAAGAAGTCCCAACTGCAGGCTTAATTGTTTTATTTTCACGATCAACATAGTAAAAGTTTCCTGTTGTACTATCTTTAGTTCCTCCAATAGTTACAGTTACTGGAGGATTACTTGCATCCATTATCAACTCAACATTCTCTGGAGTTTTAGTTAATACAATCCCATCAGTATCAAAATCTGTCGTTGTGTCAATTTGCCCAACACCTGATCCATTTGGTAATCTAATTTGAGTCTGTGATACTGCTCCGTCCACTCTTAAATCATTAATTAATCTACTAAAATCATTTGACCATTGGGGGGCATTAATAATCTCAGTTCCTACAGTTAAAGTTAATCCGGAATCATTAAATCCTATCGGTTCAAAATGTACAGTATCATTTACTGCATCATAAAATATCTGATAATTAACTGATTGTGCTAAGGCTTTCAATCTCTCCCAGATGTCTGTATTATCACACCTAAATTCTGCTATTGTTTCAGTATCTAAGGTTCCTGTGGCTGTAACATCTGCAGTCAAACCTCCATAAGTCTCAATTAAATCTTTTGCAATATCTGAGATAACTCCTGCCTCTGGGCCAGTATCCTCATAAACCTTATTAACATTTCTCCTAACTAAATCCAACATCTTATCTCCACAAACTAATTCAGTGATTCCACCTTTAGGACTTGCAGAAGAAATAAAACCATCAAATATTTTAGTATCAGTAGAAGTAGCAAAGCCGGCCCATACTTGTACAGTTTTTCCCGGTGTTAAATCAACTAAATCAGAAGCAGACGCCAGAACTTTCATTGTCAACTGAGAAATAACTGCCTCACTTGTTCTTTCATATTCCCAACTAACTAATTTATTTTCAGTTGAAGAATCATCTTTAATTGTAACTCCATCAATTACAACCTTAGTTAAATATGCAATTTTAATCACCCCCTTGCATCAACAAATCTTTAATATTTATATGCAACTTAGAATTTAAATGAAATTCAGCACAATAAGTTACACCGTTATTAACATTAAAAGCTAATTCTGGATAAAGAGCTAACTGCTTAATATGGTGTGGATGTAACATAACCCCAATTTTATTATTACAATATTCACAATTTATATTTTGACAAGTGAAATTATCCCTTAAAAAAACTAATTCTCTCCAGATTTTCCACTTAGATGAACATCTCAATCTCTTATTTAATGGAGTAATTCCACCTTTCCAATTCCAATGATTTTTTCCACTTGTTTTTTTAACTCTTTTTTCAATTTCTTCTTTACTTTGCTTTTTCCCAACCTTATATTTATTTCCAACCATTCTTAGTTTACATCTCTCAAGCCTACATTCTTTAGAACAACAGGTAAATCTTTTATTAGATTTTACAACACTAAACTCCTCTTCACAAATAATACATTTCTTAATAATGTCACTCTTTCCCTTCTTTGGAGAAATTCCTAACTTCTTTCCCTTACTCCACGGAATATGCCCTTTTTGAAATTTCATTAACTTGTTACGCTTGCTCCCTCTAACAAGTTCAATGTATAGTTTATTTTATTTGGATCCGCCATTCTTTTATCCCATCTAAAAGTAACTATAAACACATTATAAGAAGCTGGACTTGTAATTAAACTACTAACAAAAGTACTAGAAACTTGAACTCCATTATTAATCGCTTCTATTGCTGAAATAAAAGTCCTTTGCTCAGCCTGAGTTCCTTTAAAAATTCCTGATAAATTTATAGTCTTTGAACATCCAAACAAATCTAACAATATAACTCCTGAACTATCACTTCTTGGTAAGGGTTGATTAAAAATACCTGAATCTTTGGTTTGTTCTTCTGATTGAATATCTCCTAAATCAATTACTCCTCCGCCTTGATTACCGTTTATCGATGCCATCTTTTAACCTCCTTAATTCTTGTAATAATTTTTTAGTCGCATCTAAGTTTGCTAATTGAATATTTTTAATATCCTTTAATAAGTTAATTATATCTTTATTTTCTATCATGCTGGACTAAACCCCCGATTTCCTCGCTTTTGAAGTTCACGACTAATTGCATCAGTTATCTTCCTGATATCAGATTCATCTCTAACTACAGGATTATTTACATTTACAGTTGTAGCTCCACCTAAAGAAGATATATCTTTCATTCCTACTATTGTATCACTTGGTGAGAATCCAATAGGCGCTTGTCCCGGTCTTTGTATGAAATCATCAAAAGGGTTAAGGAATGAGCCTACCGATCTTGCTGCACTTCCAATTCCACCACCAATGCTTCCAAGTGAGTCTTTTATAAAATTCCATATCTTTGCTCCCAAATCTGAAATAAAACTTAATCCATCTAAAAAGAAATCCCAGATCCATTTACCAAAATTAACTACCTTCTCAAATCCTTTAACAAAAAACTGCTCCCAAATCCATGTAGCAAATTGCATAATTTTCTCTCCAACAAAAGTCCACCACTTATTCCATAAACTTAACATCCAAAGGAAAGCTGCTGCAACCCATACTGCCGCTTGTACTATCTTATCCCAAAATACTACAATCGCTGCAACAACTAACATAACTGCTGCCACAATTAATGCTGGAATTATTGCAACTCCTGCTAATAATAATGCTCCGATAACTAAAACAACTCCTAAAATTATAATCGCAACTCCTTTTAATAAGGCCTTCATAGAAGAATCTCCAGTTGTTAGTGATTCTGCAACACCTCCTAATCCTCCACCGGCTTTTGCAACCTTCCCAACAAAATCAGCTAATTTTTTAGTTAATTCAACAATCAAAGGTAATAATGGTAAGAATGCAACAAAAACTAACAAACTAATTAATCTAATTAAAGGTTGAAATAATTTTAATACATCAGAAAATACTGCCAAAATTCCTTTAGATAATAAATTACCTGCAGTAACTGCTGCAGTCATATCACTTACTTCTCTTGAATTATCTTCTTGAACTTTAGTGTTTTTACTCACTTGTTTTTCTTGCTTCTTAAACATTTTTTCAATAACACTCGCTGCGCCCTCTCCGGCCCCTCCAGCTACAGCAGCCGCTCCACTAGCTCCACCTTTTCCTTTCCCTGTCGGTATTCTTATTTGAAATGCCATTATTTTCCGTAAACTTTTGAATATATTTTTATCCAGTTATCCCAGTAAGCTCTTTCTTTTTCTCCTTCAAAGGCCATTAAAGCCTCTATTTTATCTTCACTCAGATTCCTCCAATATCCTGCTCCTTTTCCAAAATGATGTAAGAAGAACCAATCAAGATAATCTTCTTGTAGGTCATAATTACCTGAGTATTGCCCTTTAAGGAAACCTTTAATTAAAGTTTTTTTTTACTAGTAGTTCTTTCAGTATATTCTGCGAATAAATACTCTAAAACTTCTTCTGGAAGACTTGATAATACTGGTTCGGTTACTGTAAATGGTGCCTTAACAATTACTTTGTTCAATAGCCCAATCATGTAACCAACTGAATCAACAGTTCCATTTGTTTGTGTTCCAACCAACTTAACTGATGCATTCATTTTTATCAAATCCCTTTTTTCTCCGGCGGTTAACTTCTTCATTGTAATCTTAGCTTCTTCATCATTGAAGATTAATGGGACGTCAAACGTTTGTACAACTATCTCATTGTCGTTAAAACTAACTGAAGGTATTACCTTTGGCTCTTGCTTTTCGGATTTTTCCATGTTCTTTTTTCCTCCTATAATTTAATTCTACTAAATTAAAAAAATTAAAAAAAATAATTTAACTTGCTTCAACTGGTGCAGTTTGTACATCATTAGTATAGATCATACTTGTGCATCCTCTTGCCCAACCAGTTACTTCTTCTTTAACTACTTCTCCAACATTTTGAGGGAGTGTTTCTTCGTTAAGATGAACTCCTGTCAAATTAATGTCTAAAATATCTCCATCATCATTTGTAAATGTTAACTCCATAGTTGCGATTTCAGTTCCTGATCCTGCATCTGGCGCTGTTGCTGAATTTGTACCATTCATAAAATATGTCAATAAGTCTGTATAATCATTGAAGGCCGCAGTCATCGTGATATTGTATTCTCTTTGTTTAGAAACATTAGCTGTCTTAAACCTTGAACCAACACCATATAAACTTTCAGAGGAATTATTTATTGTCAATTCAATGTTCTGAATTGCTGCAATAACTGTCCC